GAAGAATTTATATATCATGAAACTACTGTGTTCTATATGGAAAAAGGATACACAAGAGAAGAAGCAGAGAAAAAAGCAAGAGAAGAAACCAAAGCAAATAATTTATTGATAGGGTGATAGAGTGGCCATAAAATTGCAAAGAGACCAGTTAATAGTGCTCACTAAAAATGTATATAGGTTTTTAGATGCAAAAGATTTAGAAGATATTGAGAGGATTATGCAAAAGGCAGCAGGGGTAGTAGTAAAGCAAGGGGGAGACAATGGGGACCTTAATACCTAGCGCATCAGAAAAAGACAACGTGTGGATGTACTGCAACTATGCAAGGAGACATAGTACAGAAAATCCTTGCAAGAACTGTAAAAACGAATGTAAGCATAAGGGAAAAGTAACAAGCTATTAGACAAGGGGACGATGATGCGCACTAAGTTAGATTATAGCCTTACTACAATGCAAAGGCAGGCAAAAGCAGACCAAAAAAAGAAGAAAAAAGAAAAGCAGAACGAGAAAGAGCCTATAGTGTGGGTTAAAATAGCACGGGTTAAGCGTGGTTAAGCGGTAGACAAAGTTGCGATAGATTGTAGGGTTGAAAAGTTACAAGGCTACAAGGGATAAAATAAAGCACATAGGGGGCAAGGGTGGCTGAGATACTAAAGAGCGATTTCAACGATTTGTTTCAAGAGGATTGCAAAATATTTAACAACATTGCGAGCAGATACATAAAGCTTGAGTGTACGGATAGGGATGAAGCTTACGAGTTAATGAAAAAGTCATGGGCCATGGCGCAGAGGTTTAGTGAGCTATCTTCTTGTGGCCGGAAGGTAAAGGATTTAAGTGGTAAGAGTGTGCCGGTCACAGAGTTTAAGACATGGTGTCATGAAAGGTATAGTCAGATGTGCAAGGTCCATGAAAGTTGTAGGGTAATTTGGCGATCGGTAAATGAAGCTACAAAATAATGAAGCTACAAAATAAGGGGGATAAAATGAGCCTTACATTTATAGATTTATTTAGCGGTATAGGCGGTTTTAGAAAAGGTATGGAAATGGCAGGGCATAAATGTTTAGGACATTGCGAGTGGGATAAATACGCAAATATGAGCTATGCAGCAATGCATGAGCCAAGAGAGGATGAATGGTTTGCAAATGATATTAGAGATGTTAGGGCAAGAGAAATTCCAAGAGCCGACGTATGGTGTTTCGGTTTCCCCTGTCAAGACATTAGCGTTGCAGGAAAACAGCTCGGCTTCGATGGAAAGCGTTCAAGTTTGTTTTTTGCAGTTACAAGGCTTATTAGAGATACAGAACAAGAAGATAGACCCAAGTATCTATTCATTGAAAACGTTAAAAACTTACTTAGCGTTAATGGAGGGAGCGACTTCCTTAAACTTCACATTGAACTGGATGAAATCGGGTATGATTGTGAGTGGTCGGTTATCAACTCTAAGGACCATGGAGTACCACAAAACAGAGAGAGGGTGTTCATTATCGGACATCTTAGAGGACGAGGTGGACGAGAAGTATTTCCTATCGGAAGAAGTAGCACAGAGACTACTATCAACCAAATATTAAAAGGGAAACAACAAGTATACAGGGTATATGGAACAGATGGGATTTCTCCGACACTAGATACGCATAAAGGTGGGGGTCATGAACCTAAAATAATGCGAGTTGGTAAGATCAATTCTAGCCAAGACGGGCAAGTATTTGACACAAAAGGTATTAGCCAATGCTTATCAGCAGGGCATGGGAACACCCCTAAAGTAGCAATCCCAGTATCATCCCCTAGCATAATAGTAAAAAATCAAATAGTAGTAGGGAATTTCCGCATAAGAAAACTCACACCTAAAGAATGTTTCCGCTTACAAGGGTGGCCAGACGAATATTACGAGAGAGCAGCAAGTGTTTGCAGTAATAGCCAACTATACAAGCAAGCAGGAAATGGGGTAACAGTAACAGTAATATATGCAATAGCACAAAAGCTTAAATAAAATCATGGGAGTGATTACGAATGAAAAAATTGATATTGGGTGTAGTAACGATGGTAAGTTTTTTAAGCTTATTTAATATAGTGGGGGCACTAGAATTGGATAAGGTAACAGCAGGGCAGGGAGCAGTACAAATTGCAGTATGGGGTGTAGTTTTTATTCTGGGATGCATAATAAAAAGATAGGGTAGACAAATGAGGATGCAAAAGGTAAATAAATTAGACAGGACAACAGGTGAGGTTTTAGGCACTTATGAGACTATAAGGGCGGCAGCTAAAGCAAACTATATAGATGCGGATTTAATAGGCAGATGCTTAAGAGGGATATTAAAGACAAGTGGTGGGTATAGATGGGAGAGGGTATAGTGGATACTAATAAAGGACTAATAGTAGCAGATATAAAAAAAGAGATTGATAGTATAAATGAGCAAGTGGATGCAACTATAAGAGACGCAGCAACAAAAAGCTTTAAATATTTAGCAGTAGTAAAAAGTTTTAGTATAGAGGATAACAAAGGAGTGCATAAAGTAAAATACTTGCCTTTCAACTTTAAAAAAGAGGCGGAAGAAATACTAAAAGGACAAAACTATGAAATTTATGAGCTTAATAAAGTAAGAGAGTATATAGATAAAGAGAGTAAATCATTATAGGGCCTAACGGCTCTATTTTTTATTATAAAAATAATTTAAAATAACTGTTGACGTATCGGCAAACAAGGTTTATTATTGAATTAAGCCGATAAGGCAAATAGAATAAGGGGGCAAAATGAAAAACAAAACAAAGCAGGCACAGGTTATTTACTATAAAGGCGGTAGTGGCACTTATGCAACTAGGATATGCATACCTAAGTCATGGATGGAGATATTGGGGGTATCAGATGCAGATGAGGGGAGCAGGGCGGTAAAGCTTACGTTAAAAAAGGGTAAAATAGTGATTGAAAAGGTAGAAGCAGATAATAAACTATAAGGGGATGGTAATAATGTCAGAGGACGAGATAATTGATATAAAAGCAGCATTTAAAGAATTGCAAGAAATGATTAACGACCAAGGAAGAAAAATGACAGCTATGCTGGAAATACTACAAGATGTAACGATGATTGCTGTTAAGACAGCGGATAGAGTGATAAATTTAGAAAAGTTAAAGGGTAAAATAGTGATTGAAAAGGTAGTAGCAGATAAGGGGGAGGAAAATTGACAAAGAATGAGCTTGTAATGTTACAAGCTTTACCTTTAGAGGTTAAGGTGGCAAAGAATAGATTAAGAATAAGGGATGCGGTAGACAGGTTTGGGGTAGATGGTTTATATATCTCTTTTAGTGGGGGCAAGGATTAGATGCTATAGGGGTTAGATATAAATAGCTATTGAGAAGGTAGTAACAGAGGTAGATGTTATAGAGAGAGCTGAAAGGCTCTTTTTTATTTGCCTATTTATACACACAGACGATTTAACCACTCAATAGTGCTATAGTATGTGCAAATGGAGGTGATGATAACAGAGTGCAAACAAATGATAATTACAAATATGATTGGATTGCAATTAAGAATGAGTACCTAAATAGTGATAAATCCGAAAAATATTTAGCTGATAAATACGGAGTATCAAGGAGCGCAATCCAAAAGAGAATGAGTAAAGAGAAGTGGGTTGACGAGAGAAAAAAGTGTGCAAAGAGTACTGCTAAAAAAGTGATAAAAAAGACAAGTAGCAAAATTGCATCATCATTATCATCATCACTTGCAAAAGAGCTTAGGGCATCAGATATGATAACGAATCAAATTATTAAAATAATGGAAGGTGAAAGCCAACTTTATAGAAACAAAATAACACGTACAGAAGTGATAGAAGGTAAGGAGACAACTTGGTCTAGTGAAACAGTTTCAACGAGAGCTGATATAAGAGCATTGCAAGCACTAGCAAACACTCTCACACAAGTAGAACAGAGCAAACGACGCATACTAGGCATACTTACAGCGGTAGAGAGCCAACAACTAGAGATTGCAAGAGAGAGGTTAGCAATAGACAGAGCTAAAACGATCATGCCTGGCGATGATGATAAAGAACAAACAGGAGTTGTATATTTGCCTGCGGTAGATATTGAAGCATACGAAGCAGAGAAAGAAGCTTACTTGCAGAGTTATGAGGTGGAGACAAATGAGGGATAACAAGCTTATCATTCAACCAACAGTAATATGGATGCCACAGCCTAAACAATCCATCTTTATGGCTACACCGGAGTTTGAAGCCTTATATGGTGGTGCAGCAGGTGGGGGCAAATCGGATGCGCTAGTTATGGAAGCCACTAGGCAAATTAATAACAGGCGGTACCAAGGCTTGATAGTACGCAAGACGTTTCCGGAGCTTACAGAGCTAATTAATAGGAGTATAGAGTTGTACCCTCTCATATTCCCCAAGGCTAGATTTAACGATAGCAAGCATGTATGGACATTTCCGAGTGGTGGTAAAATCTATTTCGGTAGTATGCAACACAAAAAGGATAAGATTAAGTATCAAGGTAAGGCTTATCAATTTATAGGGATAGACGAGACTACACACTTTATGCAAGAAGAAGTAGAGTTTCTAAAGAGTAGGTGTAGAGCAAGAGGGGAAAAGCAACGATGTTACATGAGATTAACAGCAAATCCTGGTGGCCCTGGTCATGGGTGGGTTAAGTCAAGATTTATTACTCTAGGGCCACACAAAAGAAAATATGAAGTTGTAGAGGTAGAGGGGGTAAAGTATGTAAGGGATAGGATATTCATACCGGCCACAGTATTTGACAATAAGAAGCTACTTGCTAACGATCCTGCTTATGTTGCCACACTAGCAACGCTAAACGACCAGGATAAAAAGGCCTTTCTATATGGTGATTGGGATAGTTTTAATGGCCAGGTATTCAGTGAATGGAGAAACGACCAGGCGCATTACGGAGACAGAGAGGGTACACATGTAATTAATCCCTTCAAAATTCCGGAAACATGGGCCATTTATAGGGGTTTTGACTTTGGATATAGTAAGCCTTTTAGTGTTGGATGGTATGCAGTAGACCATGATAAGCGTATTTATCGCATAAAGGAGCTTTACGGATGCACAGGTGAACCGGATGTTGGGGTTAAGTGGGAGCCGACAAAGATAGCACAGGAGATACTTAGATATGAGCAAGAGGATAACAACTTAAAAGGCCGAAAGATAAGAGGAATTGCCGATCCTTCCATATTTGACGAGAGTAGAGGGGAGAGTATAGGGGCACTTATGGAGAGGTATGGTATTTATTTTGATAAGGGAGATAATGCAAGGCTACCAGGCAAGATGCAATTTCATTACAGATTTGCATTTGATGATAATAACTTCCCCATGTTTTACGTCTTTAATACATGTAAAAGCTTTGTAAGGACTATGCCGGACCTGGTGTATGACGAGGTACACGTTGAGGACATAAACACTAAGCAAGAGGACCACATATATGACGAGTGCCGATATGTTCTTATGGAAAATCCAATGGCACCAAGAGTAAATAAAAAGCGCGTTATAAAGCCATATAGTCCACTAGACATAGATATGAAAGAGGAATACGACAAATACAATTTCTATAGACAATGAGAGAGGGGAAAAAGAATGAACAAAAGATTCAATTTGCTAGGACACGATATCAATATTCAGCCGAAAGAAGCAGAACAAGACGTTATGGTTGATGAACAAGGCAATGCGCTTAAGATAGGGGAGAAAGAGATAAGCAAGGCAACAGAGCTGCTTATCAAGTATAAAGATGGCAAGACCAATTTAGATAACCGCATAGCTGAAAATGAAAAGTGGTATAGATTGCGTCACTGGGAGACAGTAGGGAGCGAAGATGTAAACAAGATAGAGCCTGCTAGTGCATGGCTATTTAACTCTCTGCTATCCAAACATAGTGATGCAATGGACAACTACCCTGAGCCTACGTTTTTACCTAGAGAGCGTGGAGATGATGAAGAAGCAACGCAGCTTACTAAGATAGTACCGGTAGTGCTAGACCATAACGAGTATGAGCAGACCTATTCGGACGTTTGGTGGTACAAAATCAAGCATGGCGGCGGAGCGTATGGTGTATTTTGGGATAAAAGCCTTGAAAATGGCCTTGGAGACATATCAATTAAAAAGGTCGAGATACTCAATACATTCTGGGAGCCTGGCATCAATAAGATACAAGACAGCAAAAACCTGTTTATGGTTGAGCTAATCGATAATGCGTCACTCTATGAGATGTACCCAAGCATACCTAAAGGCAAGTTAGAGTCAAGTGTTATCACACTAACAGCGTACTCGCATGATGATAATGTAGATATAAGCGAAAAGTCATTAGTGATAGATTGGTACTACAAAGTAAAGGTAGGCACTAAGACAGTTTTACACTATGTAAAATATGTTGGTAACACCGTACTATTCGCCACTGAAAATACACCAGAGTATGCAGAGCGTGGAATATATGACCATGGTATGTACCCTATCCACATAGATGTATTATTTCCAATCGAGGGGTCTCCTTTCGGGTTTGGCTACATCGACATAATGCGTGAGCCACAACTATACTTAGATAAGCTATCAAGTATCATCATTAAAAATGCATACCAAAGCGGTAAAAAGAGGTACTTCTCTAAAAATAATGGCAACATAAATGAAACAGAGTTTGCCGATCTAAGCAAAGATATTGTGCATGTAGAGGGGCAAGTTGACGAAGCTACTATAAGAGAGATTATCATTGCACCATTGCCATCCTACATTATTCAGTATAAGCAGCAGATAATAGACGAGCTTAAGGAGACTTCCGGCAATAACGATTTCTCCCAAGGTACAACAAGCGGTGGAGTAACAAGCGGAGCAGCCATTGCAGCCTTGCAAGAAGCATCTAACAAATCTTCTAGGGATAACATAAAGGGCGCATATCGCACCTTTTCAGCGGTCAATCTCATGTGTGTTGAGCTTATCAGACAGTTTTATGATATGGCTAGGCAATTTCGCATTACTGGGAGTGATGGAAAGACAGATTTTGTAGACTACAGTAATCAAAACATCAAGCAACAGCCACTACCAATGTCATACGAGGGGCAAGACCAAGAGCCAGGGTTTGAGCAATCATTCCGCAAGCCTATCTTCGATATTAAAGTAAAGGCGCAAAAGAGCAATCCTTTCTCGCGTATGGCACAAAACGAGCTTGCAAAGGAAATGTATAACAGCGGCTTCTTTGATCCGGTTAGAGCAGACCAAGCACTAATCGCACTAGAACTTATGGATTTTGAGGGCAAGCAGAAAATAGTCGAAATGATAAGTAAAAATCAACAGCTATTGCAGCATATAGAACAAATGCAGCAGACTAGTATGCAAATGGCACAGGTGATCGAGCAAATGACAGGGCAGCCGATGACAGCTATGTTGGGGGCGCAGATGCAAGGACAAGGGCAAATATAGACTAGATTATTAGCTAGGTATTGAGTATAATCTAAATAATACAAAAAAGGGGGAAAAGATGATTGAGGTAAGATACAAAAAGGATAAGGGTAGCTATGAGATACACTTAAAAGGACACGCTGACTACAATCCTGGAAATGATATAGTATGTGCAGCAGCAAGCAATCTCATTTACACATTAGCAGCAGCGGTAGCAAATATACACGATACGCTCATAACAACAGAGGTAATGATAGGCAAGGGAGATACTAAGGTAAAGACGACGATAAAATGCGAGGACATACGCTCTAAGGTAGCTACAATGTACGAGACTATCCTTATTGGATACTGGCAGTTAGAAGCAAACTATAAAGCTAATGTTAGGGTAACTATAGAGGGGGAATGATTATGTTTAAATGGTTTAAGCATCACAATAAATACAAAATGAGTAAAAAGCTCATGGGATATTATAAGTAAATAGTCGGCACAGATAATATAAAATTATCTGTGGTGGTACGTAAAATCAGCGTTTAGGACATACCTAAGCGCTTTTTTATGCCTAAAACTAAAAAACACGCTAACATTGTTAATAAATTATCTATATAGTACAGACGCAATTACTTTAATTATGTGGTATATATGTCTTAAGCGGTAAATATAGTAAAATCCAAAACGCTGAACGAGGTGATCGCTTATCTATTTTTTAAATGACACCATGATAAACAACTAAAATTAACATATCCCTTAAAGGGTGACTCCGAGAAAGATCGAGACGAAATAAAAGGAATGATATTATGAACAAACTAAAACTGTATGCGTTAAACCTCACACTATTTGACGAGGGAGCAGCAGCACCAGGGCCAAGTGTCGAAGGTACCGTTGGAAGCGACAGCCAACAAAAACAGGCAGCACCTAAAGTTGTATACGGTAAGCAAGACGATACCCAAACAGCTACCCCAATCGCCAAGGGGGCAGAAACAAAAGCACCAGTTGAACAGCCAGTAGATCGCAGATCAGAGTTTGAAAAAATGATTAAAGGCGACTACAAGGCAGAGTTTAACGAGAGAACACAAGGCATTATAGACCAACGTTTTAAAGCTTCAAAGCAAGTCGAAGCACAACTTCAAGCAACCGCGCCTATCTTAGATTCTTTGTATTCTCGCTATAACGTAGAGCCAGGCGATATTCAAAACCTTACAAGAGCGATGGATAATGACCATGCACTTTGGGAAGAACAAGCAGATTCTATGGGATTAACTGTAGAACAATACAAGAATTTCAAAACGATGGAGCGAGAAAACGCTGACCTTAAAAAGATGCAACAACAAGCAGAACAAAGACAACAAGCAGATCAAACTTACAATGCATGGATGCAGCAGGCAGAAGAAATGAAAGCAGAGTATCCGGGCTTTAACCTGGATGCAGAAGTGCAGAACAGAGACTTCTTAGGTATGCTAAGAGCTAATGTACCTGTGAAGGTTGCCTATGAAGCGGCACACATGGGAGAAATCAAGCAGAACGTAGCTAAGAGTACCGCAAAGCAAACAGAAGCTAATGTAACGAGTAGCATAAGAGCAAATGGCCAAAGGCCAACAGAAGCCGGAACAGCTCAACAATCCGGTATTATCGTTAAAAATGATGTAAGTAAATTTACTAAAGCAGATAGGGCCGAAATAGCCAAGCGCGTAAACAGAGGGGAAAATGTTAATTTATAATCCCCTCTAACCAAATCATAAGGGGGAAACAAATAATGAAGAATTTAAGATTTTACAAGATGGATTTACAGCTATTCGATGCAAATACAAACCTTTCAACCGATGTTGCCTTATCAGTAGGCATGAGAACGTATTACAGCGATTACTTAATTGATAATACAGCACCAAAGCTTATCCATGATCAATTTGCACAGAAACATCCTATTCCGGCCAACAATGGTAAGACAGTGGAATTTAGAAAGTACACTCCTTACCCTAAAGCATTAACAGCACTTGTAGAGGGTGTAACACCAGTTGGCAGAAAGATGGCAATGACTAAACTCGAAGCTACAGTTGCACAATACGGTGACTTTACTGAGCTATCCGACATTCTTTTATTGACCGCAGTAGATAAAAATATTGTACAAGCTACCAAATTACATGGTAATCAAGCAGGAGAAACACTAGATACAATCACTCGTGAGGTACTAAATGGCGGCTCATCTGTACAGTATGCAGAGGGGCAAGTGGCAGCACGTAACTTACTTACAGCAGCACACAAGCTTACTGTAAATTGCATTGAACTTGGTGTACGTTTCCTTAAAAACCAAAAAGCACCTAAAATTGACGGATATTATGTAGCACTCGTTCATCCGGACGCTGTTTACGATATAATGCACGACACTAGGTGGAGAGATGCAGCATTATACGCAGGTGCAACACAAACGTTCGAGGGGGAATTGGGGAAAATAGCAGGTTGTCGTTTTGTAGAATCGACAGAAGCTAAGATATTTGCAGGAGCAGGAGCAGGAGCAATTTCCGTTTACTCTACTATCATGCTAGGTGACGATGCATACGGTACTACTGATATTTCTGGTGGTGGATTAAAACACATCACCAAGCAATTAGGTTCAGCCGGAACAGGTGACCCACTAGATCAAAGAGCAACGGTAGGATGGAAAGCAATCAAAACAGCAGTACGTTTAGTAGAACCGTTTATTTTAAGAATCGAAACAGGTTGCACCTTTAACGGCGCAGCTAACTAGGGGGAATATTAATGTCTAAGACACAAGTAGCACAAACAGATGCAGAAAAGATTGCAGAGCTCGAAGCTAAGTTAGCAACACTTAATACACCGGCACAAGTAGTAGAGCCAATTGACCCGCTTATTGCATTAAATGCTTTGCTAGAAGAAAAGATTGAGATTAAGCTGTTCAAAGACACCAAGGATTACAAGGATGCGTTATTTGTAAATGTAAATGGTGATGCAGTACTTATTCCAAGGGGTATCAAAACAATGGTTAAGAAAAAGCACGTACTTGTCATTGATGCGCAAGAAGCACAAGACGATGCGACAGCAAAACTTTTAGAAGAATTGCAAGCTGAGTACACTCAATCACTAAAACAAATTTAATAAACGCTCACAAGAGCAGCCAACTAAGGGGGAGCAGATGCTTTCCCTTTTTTGCATAGAAAGGAGAAGTCCATGGAGATTAAAAGGTATCCATTTAATCTACCTATAAAGGGTAGCGAAGTTAAGACGATGAAAGAGCAAATAACACAAAATGATATTGATAGCAATGTGTTAGAGGTGTTCCTCACCAATGATAACAAGCCTTTTGATATGACAGGATACACAAATATCACAGTAAGTATATTAAAACCGGATAACAGCTATTACGCTGATACGATAAGTACAAGGCTAACAGTTTTAGATGCTTCAAAAGGGGCATTATCTATAACTCTAGGGTTAGCGGCTATCAATATAGCCGGTATGCATCAAGGTACTATTGAGGTATATGAGGGAGATAAAAGGCTTACAAGCGCTAGATTTAGCTATGATGTAGTGGCGGATATATTGTCAAGCGCTGATCCAACAGCTACACCGGAAATACCGCTCCTACAAGGACTTATCAATGAAGTTGGTGTTGCGTTAGAAAGGGCTGAGAGTGTTCACGATGGTGTAAACGGAGTAAACGGTTTGAATGGAGCATCCGGACCGGAGGGACCAATTGGGGTCCAAGGCACAAAAGGAGACAGTGGAGATCCGGCACTTGTTAATATATTTGATGGTAATGCAGATGGGGCAATAAGAGGTAAAAGTGCTTTAAATGATTATCAGATGGGGATAGGGGCATTTGCTAGTGGTACGGGTACAAAAGCGCCAGGGTACTCATCCCATGCAGAGGGTTGTTTAACGCAAGCAAATTCCGATGCTTGCCACGCAGAAGGGCGTAATACACAAGCAAATGAATGGTGCGGACACGCAGAGGGAGAAAACACTATAGCAGGAGAGGTTGCACATGCAGAAGGGGGAAACACCAGAGCATTAGGTTATATGTCACACACGCAAGGCTTTGAAACAGAAGCTACCGAATTTGTGGCATTTGCAGGAGGCGAACACACCAAAGCTATTGCAGAAGCATCAACCGTATTTGGAAAATATGGAGAGGGAACGCTTGAAACTCTTTTTGGTATAGCCAATGGTACGAGCACAGAAGATATGAAGCTAGTATTTGAAATTAGATTCGATAATACAATGTGGCTTAATGGTACGCAAATAACAAGCGGTATAGATGGCAAGCGAGTTGAGTTCCAAAAATCAGCTACGCATATTCAATGGCGGTACGTAGGCGATGCTGATTGGGTTGATTTGGTGCTATTGTCAGATTTAAAAGGCATACAAGGCATACAAGGCATACAAGGCATACAAGGATTAAAAGGGGATACAGGACTTCAAGGGAATGCTGGTTCTACAGGAACACAAGGTTCTTACTGGTACCAAGGTGTATTAATTACAGGAACAAGTGCCACAGCTACTATATTTGCATCATCAACTATAACATCAGCTATAGTTGGCGACAAATACTTCAATACCTCTACTGGCGGTACTTATGAGTGTACAGTAGCCGGGATTGCTAGTGTAGCAAAGTGGGTTTATATAGGCTCTATAAAAGGGGTTACTGGTGCAACTGGGACAACAGGATTAACAGGAGCACAGGGTAATAACGGAGCAACAGGTGCTACAGGGCAAGGTTTAAGTATAACTGGTGTAGTTGCTAACTTTGCATCACTTCCAACAACAGGGGTTACAGTAGGTCAAAACTTTATAGCTAACGATGTAGCACTAATGTACACGGTAACTACAATAGGACCGGTAACATGGTCCAATGGTTTCGACTTCAAGGGGATTAACGGTAGCGGTATGGTAATGATGGATACATTACCTTTAATAGCTAATAGGATAAACGGGATATATTATTATAAGTCATATATGGATGGCAGCATCCGTAAAATCGCATGGGTTGAAGATTATCTCGGAAATAAATACTCCATCCACGATTACCAAACCAAGCTAATCACAATGCTACCCGATGGGAGTTTCCCAGTTACTCCATGCGCGAATAGTTATGTGAGAGGGTTAACGGTTAAGGGAAATACTTATATTAACGAGATTAAGAATGGTAATTTTGCAAGTGGTGTTACTGGGTGGACACCAACAGGAAGTACTTTGTCTGCAAATAACAATACATTAATTTTAACAGGAACATTATCTAATTCATTTTCTGTAGTAGACCAAACTACTCTATTAAAATATAGTATTGGTAAAAAAATATATGTAAGAGCCAAAGTGAAAGTTACTAACTCTAGCTGTACTAGTATAAGAATTAGAGCGTATGGGTCTACAACAATAGGAACAACCCAAGCTATAATACAGATTGCCCCAGTGTTGGGACAAACATATACATTACAAACTGTTATTACATTGCCTAGCGATGGAGCAGGTAATATTGCTATAGGGATTATGGGTAATTATGCCGATAATGCTACTAATAATGGAAAAATAATGGAAGTCCAAGACGTAATGTGCCTAGACCTCGACAAACATCCATCACTATCAACTCTTACAGCCGATGAAATTAACACTCGCCTTCCACGCTACTTTGAGGGTATGAGTAGCACAGGCGACCTCGACATTCCCACTAATCCACTCCGCTACTTGCCAAATGGCGTGAGGGATACGATTGATAATGCGGTTACGGGGGCGGTTACTAGGAGGACTAAGAAAGTTGCATTAACTAGCGATATGGTTTACTACAAGGAGGATAAAGTCAACATAACATATATCTATGTGAGGAATTTTGCAAACGATGGTATTGCTTTTGGTACAGCTAGTACTGGAACCCTATTAGGGGCTTTAATCTTTGAAAATAAAAAATACAAGGAGATTGCAGATGCAATAGATTCAGTTAATTACTTATATCAATATGATTCATATTATGCATCGGGTAATTATATGAGAATTATATTCCCGTTAGGCACTACACTAGCACAAGCACAAGCAGAACTTGTTAATCAAGTGTTGACTTATCAACTTACTACACCAACAACAGAAACATACAATCCATCAACAGACTTTAAAATCTATATTTTAACTGATGTGAATGGGGTTATGCAGAGGGTAATGGTGAGCGATTATTTGAAGAAAGTTGGAAGTGTAGCAGATAGTTTAATAAACGGAGCGTTGACTAGATATGACGGAAAAACGGTGTTAAATGGTACGGAGAATTGGATAAATGTAGCGACAAGTGCAGTAAATACAATTAGTTTTTATTTAACGGTTGCTGAAATAAAAACTACGGAGCATCAAATAAATAGTGATAAGTTCGTGTGTGGGTCAAGTGGTGATGTAGCGACAAGCGAAAATGAGTTTATAGTAACTATAAACAGTAAGATTTACATTAAAATACTAAAATCGAAACTAACAACAACAGATGTAGCAGGTTTCAAAACGTGGTTAGCATCAAACAATGTAGCAGTAGTTTATCAACTAGCAACCCCCACTTACGAAACAGTCGACATTACCCAAATTCAAACAACACAAGGCGATAACATAATCAAAAGCATGAATAGCGTGTTACCAAGCGAGGAAACTATTACAGTATGTCAAACATCAGCACAAGTCACAGCAGTATTAACAACAGCTATTATTGCGCATGGAATAACAGTATAAATATAATTAGAGAGGTGATGTATATGTTTAATTTAAACGAATGGGTAAAAGAAGCAATAATTGACAGCGTAAAAGAGGGTAGAATGGCAGAATGTACAGCTAGACTTGCTACAGTAGGTTATATGGATAAGGGAATATTGACTATTACAGAAGTAGAGGAAATTGCAGAAGCTATTAAGGTAGTAGTGGCAGAGCCTATTATTGAAACGCCAGTTGAAGAAGTTGTCGCAGAGCCGATAGTATAAACAAATTTCCATTTTATCAAGAAAGAGAGGTGTTAAATGCCTAAGCTTCAAGAGGTCATATCAAGAATAGACGAAGATAAGCTTAATTCATACGACGAGCCTAAAAAAACACTATGGATTAATGCTGTAAATAAACTTATCCACACAGATATACACAAAAGTACCGAAGCGTACACAGATATTACTTACCCAGATAGTCAAGACACAGAGCTATTAGTTTCTACACCTTACGATAGCTTATACGACTACTATGTGTACGCTATGATAGATTTTCTCAATATGGAGTTTCAAAGCTATAACAACTATATGGAAATGTATAACTCGACCTATAATGAGTACGCAAAGCATTACCTAAGAAACAATATGCCTGCTCAAAAGATTATAACTAATGCGAGGTGGTACTAATGAGACTACCTCACCTAAACGCACCTAACAACAAATCTAAGCAGTATATAATAGACTTCAAAGGGATTAATACGGAGCCAGTAGCACAAGAGGGAGAAATGACAGAAATGAGGAACTTATGTTCTTCTTTCTCTCCTTGTTTATCCCCAAGAGAGAAACGAGAGGTTATTAAAACACTAACAACACCAACAGATATTGGAAGTGTTGGGGACAAATTGTATTATATTGATAACGGAAATTTCTACTATAACGATATTTTAAAGGGTTCAGTAGCAATTGGCAGAAAGTCTATTGCAATAATGAACGATTTCGTTATTATCTTTCCGGATAAAGTGGCTTATGACACAATTAACGATAAGTGGAATACTCTAGATAACACAAATTCAAAAACAGGGTTAGTCTTTTCAGATGTAGCTATAACAACAACAAATGCCTTTACTGGCTTTAAAGTTGGGGATGCGGTAACTATAAGCGGATGCGCAGTAAATACCACAAATAACCGTTCTGCTATCATTAAGGCGATAACAGATACAGTTATGACATTTTACTCTAACACCTTTACAGTAGGAACAGAGACAGCAAGCGTGACGATTAAGAGAGAGGTACCGGACTTATTATTTATCATTGAAGCTGACAACAGGCTATGGGGTTGCAATGATAAAAACGAGATATTCGGCAGTAAGATAGGTTCTCATAATAATTTCAACGTATTTGATGGCTTAGTAACGGACAGCTATACATGTAACGTAGGTACAGCAGGACCTTTTACAGGAGCCATAAACTACAATAACAATATACTATTCTTCAAAGATGACTTTATACACCGCATATACGGGTTTAAACCTGCTAACTTCCAAGTTATAACAACTAATACCCAGGGTGTTAAAAGTGGGTGTGAGAGGTCACTGGCGATTGCAAACAACATGCTATTCTATGTGTCGAGGGTAGGGGTAGTTGTTTATAATGGTTCAGTACCTGACGCTATAAGTGAAAAGCTAGGCAATGGTAAAATAACAGATTGCACAGCAGGTAGCGATAAGCTCAAAATATATTTCTCTATACAAATAAATGACAAGTGGTACATGTACGTTTACGACACAATCAGAAATGTTTGGCACATGGAAGATAACACACACGCTCTGAGGTTTGACTATTTTAGTGGCGACTTAATTTATTTAGATGCTGATAAGAAAGAGATCGTAAAAGTTAATGGCAACAGCACTGAAAACATACAATGGTCAGCTATCACTGGTGAGATGAATGAGTATTACATGGACAAGAAAGGTTCTTCAAAGCTTAAAATGAGAATAGAGCTTGAAGCGAATAGCTATGTAGGAATTTATATAAACAGTGACAACAAAGGGTGGGTGCTAGTTAAGACTATCCAAGGGTTGAGCAAGAAGTCAATCCTTATGCCTATTAAGCCACAACGATGCGACTACTTCAAAATTAAGATAGAGGGTAGGGGAGAATGTAGGATATATTCTATTGTTAGAGAGTTTTATGTGGGGAGTGATATTTAATGATTTCAAATGTTCCGAGTGTAAGAGGCAATACTAATGATATACCAACATTGCAAAAGTATTTAGTACAGTTAAAGCAAGATTTAGAGTATAGCTTCATGCACATAGATAGCACTAATATAGTCGTAGGGGACGGGAAAGAGGAAAAAGACACTAACCTAAACACTTATATGGCAAGTTTGCTTGCATTGCTAGATAGCGAGATAGCTAGGATGCAAGCTTATATAGATAATGCATTAGGAGATATAGACTTTTCAGAAATGCAAGCTCAAATAGATGCTATTAACGAGTTTTTAGAAAATATGCCGGCTAATGATGCTAATATTGTAGTATTAGACCATTTACCAACAACACAAGCTGAACTTGATGCACTAGGGATAGTAACAGGAAGTATTATATTTATGCCTTATTAAGGAGGTATCATAGTGGCAGAAGTAGACTTTAATAGTGTAAAGATTGAGATATGGGATGCGTTGGCAAGTGGTGATAATATAAGCGTTGTTACAGGTGATAGCAAAAACACAAGTAGCAGCTACAAGTATCTAGGAACGAAAACCACTAATGGCGGTGTTAATGTATACCTATTTGATACGAAAATCGTTATAGAGCTTTATGCAAAGCAGACAGTTCCTTATGGAGCTTATAATTTTAGACCACATGTATTTAGAAAAATAGAAACAATTAATATGCTTACATGCGATTGGTATTATATTGATGTTATTTGCAAAGCTCTCACGGTTGACCCGAATTGTGTTCCATTTGAAGTTAATATTTATAATTTCACAAATAAAGAATGCGCTTTAAATACTGTAGATACATATCCATTGAGCCAAACAATGCAAGACCAATATGGTTTCAGTAGTCTATCAGACGTCAAATATATACAAACATCACTTGAAAAGCTTAATCACAATAGAGTTTTAAGTCCGTTCGCCTATAAAAAGTATAAGCCATATCTAATGACAATAGACAATATAAATCAAATAAAATACCAGGCTCTTGATTTATATAAAGTAGGAGAGATAGTTCCGTACAATCCCATACCTATAGAAAAATGCGAGGTAGAATTGATCTTTACTGGTACAACTGGGTATTTCCCATTTACAGCCACAGCGATAGAAACTGATTGGGGAGATGGGGTAATAGATGGTTCGCTAAAACACATTTATGCTATCGCAGGAGATTATCACGCAAAAACAAAATGTATTATCAAAGCTATGTCTTTCGGCTATTACTATAACAATACTACTCCTAGCGAAATCATAAAAAAGATCATTCTTTTTAAGAGTAAAAGAATTAAAGTAATAAGTTTTCGTGGTTGTTCTAAGCTTGAAGCGGTCTATAATGGTGCTCTTATTTTACCCAACGTAACATCCTTTGCAGGCTGTTTTTATGAATGCAAAGCTTTAAAAACAGTACCATATACATTATTTGATAACTCACCTCTAGCAACGAACTTCGACTATGTTTTCAAATCATCCGGATTAATTTCATTCCCTAACGGAATTTTTAATAACGTCAACGTAAAAAGCCTTAACGAAGCGTTTTACTATATGGGTAGTATGATAGGAAACGCAGACGAATTATGGAATATGAGCCAAATTACATCATATAGCAAGTGTTTTTTTAGTTGCCTAGGATTATCAAATTACGATGCCATACCTACTGTTTGGAAATAGACGATTTAATGCAACAAAAAGCCTATAATAAAATAAAAAAGAGGGGGTAAATCATGGCTATAAAGAATTTTGACGATGAAATTAAAAGAAAAGCACTAGCAGGAATAGCCTTGCAAGCACCAACAACAGCAAAACAAGCAGCTTATGACACCTACAAAGCACCTCAGATACAGACAAAGCCTACTTCTAGCAATGTATCGATAAGCGGTAATGACTTAACAGAGATACAACGCAAGGCAGCAGCAGGAACACCACTAGAAAAATATACACCACAAAAGCAAGAGTTGTATAATGGGTACAAAAATCCTGCCCCAACGTACCAAAACTACACAGCAAAAGCAGCTCCTACTTACAACTCACAGTATCAAGGTGATATTAGTAATGTATTAAGCCAGTTACTCAATAGGCAAGACTTCTCTTATGATGCAAAGAGCGATCCTCTATTTGCACAGTATAAGGAGAGCTACAATAGAGAAGGAGACAGAGCCTTATCTAACGCAATGGGTGAAGCAATGTCTCTAAGTGGGGGCAGAGGTAACTCATACGCTATGACAGCAGGGCAGCAAGCACAAAACTACTATAACGCACAGCTTAATGACAAAATACCGGAATTACAGCAACTTGCTTATAATATGTATAATCAAGAGATAGTAAATGACAGGGGAGATTTAAGCAATTTACAAGGCCTTGAACAAATGGACCAAAACCAGTTTAGGGGTACTATGTCAGACTATCAAGACGACAGAAACTTTGGGTATAATCAAACACAAGATGCCAACAACTACGCTTACAATAAGTATAATGACACCAAAAACTATGATAGGGGAGTTATAGAGAGCGACAGAAACTACGATACTGATATGATGAACACCAACAATGCGCTTGCTATAGATAATAGAGATTTTGCTTATAACCAAACAAGGGATGCGGTAGGAGATGGCCAGTGGGATAAATCGTTTGATAGGGGAGCGTTTGAAAATGATAGATCGTTTAATAGAGGGGTGCTTGAAAACGATAGAGGGTTTAATTACAATTCTGGGCAAGACAGTATAAATAATACACTCAATCAAAAGAAATTTGATTACCAAAAAGAACAAGACTTATTAAACCCTTCTAGCAAAACTACGGTAACAAACGGTAACGGGCTTAGCTACTCGCAAAAGTTTAGTCAAGTTAAATCTATCCTAAATGAGACAGAACCCACTTATGAAACAGATAAATATGGGAAGAAAACCAAAACAGGTACGGTTAAAAAGAATGATGTAGAAGCAGCATATAATAGAATAATGGAATTAGCATCAAGCGAAGATGAAGCAATTAAACTCCTTAATGCCGCAGGTATATCACAGGCAGAAGTAGAAACAGCTAAAAGAAACCGTATGCAAAATGATTTCAATAATTCACAAGCTAATTTCATTCAACAAAATAGATAAGGTGGTGTAAACGTGGCATGGACTAAAGATGATTTAAAAAAAGTAAATGCAATAAAACCACATAATGTAACGACTAACAGGCACACAGTACCTACACAAAACACACAACAAAGGGTCGAAACTTCTCGGCCCTCTTTGCCTATAAGCTCTACTTCTGACTTTATGAAGAAGGAAAGAATAATGCAAGCAGCTTATGATGTTAACCGTAAGGATACTAAGCAAAATACTTACATGCCTACGCTTAAAGGCAGAGAAGTAGAACCTTATGTTCCTACTCTTAAATCAAGAGAAGTAGAACCAACTATCCCCACACTTAAAGGTAGAAACGAGCCGACATTGCCGACTAAACTTACATTTGGCCAAAAAACAAAACAACTAGCCGGGGATGCGTTCACAGGAATAGGCCAGGGGTTTGGTAATTTAGCAACAGGGATAGCGGATATTGGATTAATACATGTAAATAACCTAAAAAGAGGGTACGACATGATTAAGGGGCAAGAGTATAAGCCACTTATAAGCACCCAAGGATGGAGAGACTTCAATGATAGAAACTTAGGCTTACCGGAAGATGCCGGACTTGATCGCCAAATAGCCAAAGGTGCCGGTAATATGTTCGCTGATGTAGCACAAGTTATTGGTACTGGTGGTGCAGTTAATGCGTTAGGGGTAGGGGCAAACATAGAAAACAAGATAGCTCAAAAGGCTTTACAATCAGCAGCAACAGGCGGAGCAAACTCTCTCTTAAATAGTGCAGCAGACCAAAAAACGATTGAGCAAGGGGCAAAAGACTTTGCAAGGGAAACAATATCATACGGCGTTGGTGGGGCTTTTAGTAGTAAAGTCACAGGGGTAGCTGAAAAACTTATAGCTAAGTACGGACTAGACAACAACTTAGCTATAAAGATAGCTACAAACGCACTCGATGGTATAGTGTTTGATGCAGCAGGATATGCAGCCACAATGCCAACTTACAAAGGACTTGGAGACAAGGCGCCAACAGCCAAGGAAATTGGATATGATATGGCGGTAGGTTTCTTGTTCGACTTTGTACCAGGCACTTACGACACGCTAAAATTAGCAAGCGGAAACAAGGCTAAAATGAATGGTATAGTCGGTAAGCTTAAAGAGCAATATGATATGGCCGGTAAAATGGAAGAATCCGCTAAAGCTAACCCTCAATCATTAAATATTGTCTATGATGCAATGCTTAAAAATATAGAAGATGCACAAGTAACAATAAACACTTCTCAAATGGTAGGCGGAGACAAAACAATCAAACAGCTTAACGTGGTACTTGAAAATACTAAAAACGCTATAGGCAATAAAAAGGTTATGATGCAACAAAAACTACTAAGTAATACCAATGATGGTGTTAAAGTGGGTAAACCTTACTCAAATACTGGAAGTGGTACAATTTATAATGCTAACAACCAATCAGAAAATAATGACGATCAAATGTCTTTAGATGATACCTATAAAGGGGTTAGAGTTGGGAAGCCTTATGGAAGTACTGAAAGCAAAACTATCTATAACAATGGGGAACAGTACACACCACCACAAATTGAAGCGAGAGCAGAGCAACAAGGCAACAGTTTGGAAACTATAGAAGATACTAAGGGTTTAAATACTAAGCAAGTAGAGGGTGATATAACGCAAAATAAAGCTATACCACCAACATATAAAACAGAAGAAGCAAAAGCAGAGCTTAAAAGTACAATGAAACTTCCAGTAGAAACGACTAATGCCAAAGCTTTATTACATGGGGTAAATAATAAAACGCTAACACATGACAATATAGTGTATAAAGGCAACGCAGCAGGTTTTAATGCAGAGCAGCGTGATTATATGGTTAAAGCTCTTATAGATGGGGTAAATAGCGGAGAAGAAACCATAAAAATAGACGTTCCTTACGATGGCAAGTTTAATCTTAAGAATGAACCAGAGTATGTCGCTAATATACTTAGTGACCTCAAAGTAAATGTAACACAAGAGAGCAATGTTTCTAAAGATAGAGTGGGAATGTATCACAAGCCATCTGCTGTTCTTAAGATAGCCGACAAAGTAAATGTCAATGGCGGAAAATACAGCGTAGTAACAAACGGATATGTCGCAGACGTAGTGCATGAAGATGTTAGCACAAGCATGACTGAATATGCTAAAGACTTGTCAAGCGAGCCTGGAACATACTACCAACAGGCCACAAAATTTGATAAATCATCATCGGAGAACATTAGTAGAATATTAAACGATGAAGATGTAAAGCCACTTGATGTAACACCTGCTTTAAAAACTAAAGAAAAAAAAGGAAAAGGAGTAGACACTTATGTTTTTGATTTAGGTAAAGAGAAATTGTTTGTTGATAAGAAATATATGGATCATTTTAATAAGAACGGTAATAGATTCTTTTATAAATCACCAAACCAGGCATTAGTAGTTGAAGATATTCATGGAAATAGAATAGGACTTGTATTTCCAATGAGGGGAAATTCTGAAACCGACATATCAAAATTGATGCCAGTTAAAAAGAACTTCTACAGCTATCAAGGTAAATTCACACCATCGGTTAATATATTTAAAGGTGAAGAAGTTAACCAAATAAAACCGGTTAACCAACAAGAAACTAAGGTTAACCAGAGTAAACCAGTAGAAGAAAGTCCTAATGCTGAAAGTATAACAAAAGAGCCTATTACCGTAATAAAACCCATTGTTTCCGAAATAAAAGAGCTTATTGTCGTAACAAAAGTTAAAACTTATGATAATCTTAAAGAATCCATAAAGAAAATACAGAGTGGTTTACCTACCTCCGTAGAAGAAGTTAAAGGGGTTTACGAGTACATTAATACGCACGAAGGACTAATAAAAGCAGAAGCAAGAAAGCTAAAAGTACCGGAGTTACAAAAATTAGCCGGTGGCGCATATGTAGGGGATTATAAAAAGGAACAGCTAATAGACAAGTATTACCAGGAAATGTATTCTGACTTGTATATGGATTTAACCGGAGCAAATAGTGTTAGTCTCTCTTTTGGGAAAGATAGCGTACTTAGCCAGTATAAAGAGAAGATAGAAAAGGTACTTGGAACATTAACACAAGAAGAATTATCTAGCACACTAGAAGCTAAGAAAGCACGACTTGATGCAAGGGCAGCAGAAAGAAAAGCAATGGTGGAAGGAATGAAAAATCCTAAAACTTTAAAGGATTTTGAGAACATAAAGAGTTATAGGAGAGCACCATTTACAGCAGAAGAACAGCGAGCATATGACGAGCTTAAAACAGGAGCTAATAAAGAAAAGGCTAAAGAGAATAAGATTAAAGATGAAATGAATAAAACTGAAAAAGTTGTTATGTCTAGTGAGGGATTACCACCTTTCAATATAGAAAAATCAAAGAATACGAAAACACAAGAAGATATGTGGGTAATAAAATTCAATGATAGGCTAGAAGGAGAAGCGTATAGCAAAGCAGCAACGATATTAAAAGCTAAAGGCGGATATTATTCAAGATTTGCGAAAGGCTTTATATTCAAAGAAGAACCTAATTTCAAAACAGATACAGAAGTTAAACCAGTAACCAGGGAAGAAATAGAAGATAAAATAAATGTGCAAGAAACTGAAAGGCGAGAAAAAGCAGCCGATAAGCTTCTTAACGTAGCCGACAACATGCAAAACACTATTGATAACTTAAATGGAGACAGAAAAGAGAATACACATAAAAGGGCAAGTGAAGCAGCAAGTGCAAGAGCTACAGCCGAAAAGATGGAGAATAGTCAAAAGGTTATTAGAGCAATAGCCGAGGGGATAAGAAACGGAGAGCTCACTCACTTAGACAACATATCAGCTAACACACACATAGATGCTTTATATGATATACGTAACAGATGTTTCTATGACTTCTTAGCTACCGAAAGTAAGACAAGCGGTAAACGATACGAGGAAATTAAAGAACAGTATGCAAATAAGAGCTTGCCGCCATCAGTAATGGATACTGCTAAGATGCCACTATCTGACCTGCACACAGAGCATATTAAAAGGTTTATAAGAGAAGTAGAAGCGTTGAACATAGAAGGGGTAACACTAGCAAAGAATAGGCTTAATAAGCTAACAGTAAATAAAGGGGCGGATAGCCGAATCGCTTTAAGTAGTAGAGATATAACAGACCTTAAAGTTATTTTAGCAAAAGCAAAGAAAGCTAAAAGCAATTTTGGGGATGGCGTGTATATACTTGATGAACTGCAAAATCTCAATAGACTTGAAAAGATAGGGACAACAGGACCGGAAGAATTAAGAGCAGCTATAAGAGAGTTTGAAACGGTAGTAAGTGATAATAGAAAAGTTAAAACAGCAGCAGAAATAAAAGCCGAGGATATTAAAGACCGAGAAAGAAAGCTTACTTTCTCTAAAATAGATGGTTATTTCCCTACACCGGAGAAGATCGTTAATAAGATCCTTGAAGAAGCAGACATTAAAGAGGGCGAAAAAGTACTTGAACCATCAGCCGGAGCCGGAGACATAGCGGATAAAGTAGGGGTAGGTAAAATCGATGTAGTAGAGTTTAACATGGACCTTGAAGAATTATTAAAAGTTAAAGGGCACAATGTCATAGGAGATAATGCATTAGAGGTTAAAGGTAAGTACGATAAGATCGTAATGAATCCGCCTTTTGAGAATAATCAAGATATTACTCATGTAACCTATGCCTTTGATAACAACTTAAAAGATGGCGGTAAAATAGTAGCTATAATGAGCCAACACTTTACATTTGCTAGTGATAAAGCAAGTATTGCCTTTAGAGAGTTAGTAGAAGCTAATGGATGGTACGAGAAGTTACCGGAGGGAAGTTTTAAAGAAAGCCGAAAAGAAACAGGAGTTAATACGGTTATGGTCGTATTAGAAAAACAATCTAAGACTAAAGAATCTAAAGCAGAAGCTTATTCAAGTACCGCAACAGGGCCACAACTAAGAGCAGCGACAGGAACGAATATAGACTTTAAAGGCACTAAAAAAGCTAGTGAGATATATAGAGACTTCTATAATAAACTAGGGATAGCTATAAAAAACAGACCGCAAAGAGGAACACTTGGAACACACGATCCAAGAACACACTTAGTCAAAATTAAGAAAACGAATGATTTAGCAGTAGTATCTCACGAAACAGGTCACTACTTAGACAAAGACTATAGTTTTAGTACACAGAAAGCACCATACAGTAAGGAATTGTTAGAGTTAGGCAAGTATACCTCTAAAGCTTCTTACGCTCCTGCTAGAGTGAAACGTGAAGGAGTAGCGGAGTTTGTAAGATACTATTTAACAGACAACGCACTAGCTAAACAAGAAGCTCCTTTATTTTATGAACACTTCATTAAAACGATGGATAAAGGCACACTAAAAGTTATAGACGAGCTAAGGAACGATATAGATAAATTCTTGTCATTATCCGCAACGGATAGAGCCATGAAAACTATTCAGTTTGCCGGAGATAAGAAAGTTAAAGATAAGATAGATTTTGAAGCAGAAGTACAGAAACTTAAATCAAACATTTTCAGCAGAGAATCAACACTTGCCTTTACAGCCAAAAAAATGGATGGCGAGGAAACGGGTAAAATGATAAGGGACGATAGTTCGGCAAGTAGAGGATACGCAGAGAGTGCAGAGTATTGCCTTAGATTTAACCAAACAGACGCATATGGTAAAGATATAGGGGAAAGTTTAGAAACAGTCTTAAAACCTATATTTAAAGACAAAGCAACTTATGACGCTTTTTGCAACTATGCTATAAATGGCAGACGTTCAGAGGATTATTTTAGAAGAAAATTAGATTTCCCAGTTGATGAAGCAACTTGTAAAGCAACAAGATTAGAATATGAAGCAGATTATCCGGAGTTTATAGAAGTATTCGACAAGCTTAAAAAATATAATGAAAACAGCTTGCACCAGTTTGTTGATATAGGACTTATGAGCCAGGAGAAATATGATGCTATATTAAAAGACAATCCTAACTATATCCCTGCTAATAGGGTTGTGGAAGATGTAAACAAAAAGCATGGTAGCGGTAGCAATGAAGCGGCACCAGTTAAACGCTTAAAAGGTGGCGGACAAGATTTTAAAGACCCTATAGAATCCATGGTTAAGAATACTTTCATTCATAAATCTATAGTAGCTAAGTATAAAACAAAAAAAGACTTTATAGAAATAGCTAACAGGGTTGAAGATATGGGAGGTCTTATCTCTAAAGCGACCCCTAAAATGAGAGCTAATACTATCAATATGGAGCAGTTAAAGGGAGCTTTTAAGGATATAGCAGTAGAAGCAGGCTTAATAGGAGAAGATGCAAGCTTTGACGTTGATATGAATTTTGCAGAAACTCTTTTTGGAGCTGATACGTTGGCCGGAAATAACCAAATAGCATTTCCTCACGTTGACGAAATTACCGGAAAAGATAAGATAGATATTTACGACGTTGATCCTATCATTTACATGGCATTTACTAAGAATCCTATTATGAATCCACTATTAAATAATGGGATAAATGTATTAGGTAAAATCAATAAAATATCTAAAAGCGGTATTCTTTACACACTTAAGTACATTTATCGTAACATTTCAAGGGATACCGTAGGGAATCTTATTAATACGAGAACCGGATTATCGCCACTTGATATAGGAAGGGGAATGGTTCATGCTTGGACTAAAGATGAAACGTATAAACTAGCTAAAAAAAGCGGAGCATTAACAGGGTGGTATTCTGAAAATGATAAGTTTGCGCAAAGCATTATAAAAGATATGACGTTATCTCACACACAAGCTAAAAATTACAAGGTGTATATAAGGAAGATCTTTAAAGTGACAAAAGATGCAGTTAATGACTATGCATTTAAAGCCTTTGAAATAGCAGGCAGGCTTGGTGAGTTTGATAATACTTTAAAAATAGAATACAACAAGCAAAACAACACTAGCCTTAGCAGAAAAGAAGTAGCTAACTTAGTATTTACTAATCCTAAAAAGTATATGCGTATGCTTAATAGAGCAGTATTTAACGCAAGAGATTTAAGCTTAGACTTTTCGGATATGGGTGGATGGGTAGCTGATACACGTATTAATCAAATAGTAAATTTCTTTAATACTTCGCTTCATGGTCCGGAGAAAATGTATAGAACCTACACAGACAAAGAAACAAGAGGAAAAGCACTATTTAAAACAGCATTACTTGCAACTATAGGGGCATTTGTAACCTATGCTATGCAAGATAATGAAAACTACGAAGAATTACCGGACTACTATAAAGATTTCTTTATATGTGTTCCTCTGGGCGACTACAAGACAACAGATAAATTCCTTCCTATTCCAGTAGAAAGTGCTACCGCCTTTTTATCATTAGGAACACCAAGGCGCATAATGGATAAAACGCTTAAAGATGATAAAACAGCATTTGAAGGCTATTTAGAAGCAATGCAACGGTCTTTTAGTATCAACATGATGCCGGATTTATTAGAGCTTTACATTGAGATAGAATCTAATAAGAAATGGAATGGTTCAAACATCATAAACTATGCAGACAAGTATAAAAAACCTTATTTGCAATATGGGGATAGTACGAGTGAAATATCAAAAGGAATAGGTAAACTTACTAATACCTCACCCAAAGTACTAGATTACGCAATAAGTAATAGACTAGGCACATTAGGGCAGGTAGGACTTGACAGTTTTGATCAAATATTAGGCAAGAAAGAGGGTATTCCAGTAGTGGGCGGTTTAGCAAGTGGATTTATTACAGATGCAAGTAGAAACCCACAATCTCAAAATGATTTCTATGACTATAAAGAAAAAGTTGATTTAGACTACAATGAGTTTATAGTTAATGGTAAAGACCAAGGATATGACGTAGAAGCGGTTAGGGAAGATTTTAACTACTATTACGGGGAAATTGGTAAAAACAATGACTTTATAAAAACACTAGATGATAAAAAAGACAAAGCAGAAATAGAAAAATGGAGAGCGGAAAACCTTGAATTTATGAAATTAGCAAATGAAAGCTACAAACAAAGCAAGTATAAAAAATAAATATTCTAAAAATGAGAGCGTACCTACAGACGATATGCTCTCGTTTTTATGGTACGATTTAAGAATACCAATGAAAGGGGGACAAGGCTTATGATGATAAACCAAGGAACACTTAGCATACTTGCTTTAATATGCACAGTAGCAGCCTTTTTTATAGGGCAGTATACAGGTATTAAAAGAAAAGGATATGAGCAAGGGGTTAAAGATGCAAAGCTTGATTCATTAGGGTGCAAGCTAGACAAATTAGTTGACGAAATTAAAGAGTGGAACATGGGAGGATTAATTCAGCGTATTGTAGCATTAGAAAAACACGTATTTAAGCGAGAGGATTTATAAACAATGATTAAGGGTAAGAAAAAGAGGAAAAAAGAGTTTAGCAAGGTAATGCTTGTATTAGTTACGATAGCATGTGTCATTATAACATTCTTTACAATGGCTATTATATGGAAAACATGCGACACAACAGCACTGGCCTATCTAATCCCTGCATGGTTTGTAGAGTTTGCTACAGCTACAGGATTTTATTATAACAAGGCTAAAGCGGAAAACCTAAATAAGAAATATGAGGGGGATAATAATGTTAGCAACGAGTAGTTTAATAGGGATAGCTTTAAAAGTAGTTATGTTATTTGTTTTTGCGTTAATGGGATATATATTTTGGATTTACTGGAAACAACTCAATGAAAAAGAAAAGTTAGAGGTAGCGGTAAAAGCAGCAGAGTTTTTCTATAGAAATGCAATAAAGGCCGGGGCAGAGAAGAAAAGATATGTCGTTAGTTGGCTTATATCTATAGGCGTACATATTGACGAGGTTAAGCTTAATATGTACATTGACGCTATTTTGTACGCTATGGAAGTAGCTAAGAATAAAGGAGTGTAGCTATGTCAAGAGACTTAAATGAGTTATTACCGGAAGCAAGAGGGGCCTGCTCGTTATTCTTAGCAGAATGTAAAAAGCGTAACATTCCTATCTTTATAACACAGACATATAGGCCACAAGAAGAACAGAATGAGCTTTACGCAAGAGGTAGAAGTAAACCTGGGGTAGTTGTTACCTGGACACTTAAAAGCAAGCACACAGACCGTTTAGCGTGGGATATAGCAAGTGAGCCGAAAAATGTAGGGGAGTTATACCATACTGCAACACTTGAAAAGGCAGGGGAAGTAGCAAAAGAACTAGGGATTGAGTGGGGTGGCACTTGGGATGCACCGGATATGCCACACTTTCAGATAAAAAAAGGGCAAATCGTAACATACAAAGGTGATGATGAAGTGGTAGAACAGATAAGCGTAAAACTAAATGGTGTTGTAAAAAAGATTGATGTTATAAAAAAAGATGGTTTTAACTATGTGAAACTCCAAGATATAAAAGACCATTTTATAGATATAACGTATGATGCAACTGGTAAATTACCGATTATTGAAGCTAGAGCCTAAAAACTCTAGTTTTTTTATTTATGACAAAATAAAAACTTTGTGTAATAATCAAATAATTCTTGTATATAATGCAAGTTAGGAATATACTAAAATAGTAAGAAATTACATATTTGTCATTATATGTCGAACAAATGAAAAAAAGGGGGGG